CCTCGGCGTGAGCCCGGCCACCGCGGGCCGACGGCTCAAGGACGCACGCACCCGCATCGGCGACGGAACGGGCCAGTACCTGTGAGCCGCGAGCCGGGACCCGACGAGCGCCGCGTGCGCCACCTGCTGGCCCGGCTCGGCGCCCGCCCCTTCGGCTACGCCCAAGACACCCCCAAGAGGACTCCCATGCCCGACGACCGCCGCCCCGTCACACCCACCCGCGTCATCCCCGCCGGCGCCCCGCTCCCAGCACGAGCACCCGAGGCCGGGGAAGCCCCGCCCTGGCGCACCCCGCCGCCCCCTCCACCACCCGCACCGCCGGCGGATCCGCCGTCCGGGCCGTGGCCCGCCGCACCCCGGCCGGGCCCGATCGAGGTCCGCGTCACTGTCGACCTCACCCCGCCCGACGAGCCCGAGCCGGAGCCGGAGGAGTCCCGCTGGTCCCGTACCTGGGACGCCGTCACCGCGCGGGTCAGCCCGTGGAAAGCCGCGCTCGCCCTGTTCGCCGCCGTCACCCCGATCCCGTGGACCGGGTACAGCGCCGCCGTCACCTGGCACTACACCGTCACCGAAGCCCGCGCCCTCAACGTCGGCTTCGGCTACGCCCTCGCATTCGGCACGTTCGGCCTCGCCGCGAACAAGCTCGCCCGCGGCCGAGGCCGCACCGTCGGCCTGTTCTTCTGCGCCACCACCTTCGTCGGCCTGTTCGGCGCCATGTCCTGGTACGACCCGATCCACTGGCTCACTGGAGTCCCGAAATGACCGGCCCCGGCCTCACCCTCGCAGGCATCGCCCTCGTCGCCGTCGTCCTCTGGGCGAACCTCCGCCCCTGGTGGAAGGGCGACCGCGACCCCGCCAAGCTCAAGTCCTTCGGCACCGGCAGCCTGCTGGGTGCTCTGTCCACCATGTGCGGCGGCGGACTCCTCGGCTACCTCGCCGGATGCGCCGCCGGAGCCGCCAACACCACCGGCGCCAAGGCAGTCGCCGGAACCACCGGCCAGCAGGCCGGCACCCGCGTCACCACCGGCGACCTCGGCAATCTCACCAGCGAGGGCGCCGTGATCGTCTTTCTGATCACCTGCGGCACGATCTTCGCGTTCCGCGCCGCGGGCAAGGACGAGCGGAAACGCATGGTCGGCGGCGTGTTCTGTGGCGTATGCCTGTGCCTCACCGCCGGGGTCGCGAACGCCCTGAACTGGCTGCCTGGCCTGATCAACGGCGCCGGGGCGCAGCTGGCCGCAGCCGTGCAGGGGGCGGGCCTGCTGTGAAGCGTCTCCTGGCCTACCTCGCCGGTCTGGACTGGCTGTACGACGGCAGCCTCATCGTCTGGCAGCGCCGCACGAACGCGCTCGCCGGATGGGTGAGACGCGGCCGGCGCCCGGATCTGCCCGGCTGGCGTGGCGCGCTCGGCCCGCTCGCCCGCGTGGTCATCCTCGGTGTGCTTGCCCTTGTGGTGTGGGCCATCGTGCGAGCGATCCCTTGGCTGATGTGGCTGCTCACCGGGTGGTGGATTCGCGCCGCCTGGAAGGCCGCCCGCCAGGCCCCCGCCGAGCCCGCCGAGGACGACCCGGCGCGGGCCGCGCACGCCCGTCAGGTGAAGGTCCTCCGGCAGCTGCTCCTCGACCTCATGGGGACCGGCTCTGGGGTGCACCTCCGCACGGTCCTCGCACACCTCCAGAAGGAGGGGCAGTGGGAGGGCCGCACGGTCACCGATCTGCGCCTGGATTTGAAGCGCCTCGGGGTGCCCGTTGACCGCGGCGTGAAGGTGGCCGGTGTGCCGACCTGGGGGGTGCGCCGGAGGGACCTCCAAGCCCCTTCCCCGGCCGAAGCGTCGGAGCCGTCTACCGAGGCATCTACCGCCGCCTGACCTGCACGTCTACCGGCTCATCTACCGCCGTCTACCGACACATCTACCGGCCGTCTACCGGCCAGAGAGGGGCCGTCGTGCCCAAGTACACGTACCAGTCGGCGCCCGGCCTGAGGGTCCGCACGACGAACTACAGGGGCAGCGCCCAGGAGTTCGCGGACGCGCTCGCCGAAGACTGCCGCGCGGACCACGGCGTCGAGCCGTGCGTGCGCGTGTGGGACGGCGACGGGCCGGTAACCGAGCCGCCCGCCGCGACCGCGCGCTGACACTCCACCAGACCCCGGGGCGGCCGCCCATTCCGCCAAGAAGTCCGGCCGCCCCGGTCCACCTATCCCGATCACGAGACAGGAGACCGCCATCATGGCACTCGGCTGGAAGAAGCCCATCAGCAAAGACGACCCCCGCCTGAAGGGGCACGAGACGGACTACTCGGCGTCCCGCGGCGGCTGGGTGAAGGAGAAGCCGAAGCCCGTCCCGGGCGCGCGGAAGAAGCAGCCGCCGAAGAAGTAGGCCGCCTGCCACACTGGAGGCTCGCGCCGGGTAACGACCGGCAACCAGGCCCCGCCTCGTAACCCCCCGTCGAGGCGGGGTCTTCCTGTTCCCTCCCGACACGCCGCCCGTACCGCTACGATCCGGGCACACCGCACACATGCGCCCAGGGGGGACCATGCGCCACACCACCATGCTCACTGCTGCCCTGCTGCTCGCCGCGACCACTGCCTGCTCGGCCGGCGGCGACAAGCCGACCGTGTCGAAGGCCACCGACACCCCGTCGGCCAGCAGCACACCGAGCCCCACACCCACGCCCTCACCGAGCGAGGAAACCTACAAGGTCGGTGACACCGCCAACATCAGCGCCAGCGGCAAGAAGTGGTCAGCCGCCGCGCTCACCTACAAGGGCACAGGCATCGCAGGCGAGCCGATCTTGCAGCCGGGGCAGAAGTGGGCGGCCGTCGAGGTGAAGGTGTGCAACAAGGGGGCGGAGACGTTCCCGGTGGGCCCGTTCGCGTGGTCGTTGGCGTACGAGGACGGGGCGCGAGTGGAGGCTACGCACATGAGTGGCGGGAACTTCCCGCAGCCGCTGTATCCAGCGGATGCGAAGGTGAAGGGCGGGGACTGTGTGCGGGGGTTCGTGCTGTTTGAGGCGCCTAAGGAGGGGACGCCGGAGCGGGTGGTGTATGCGCCGTCGGATTTGGATGAGCCGGTGGAGTGGGAGGTCGGTAAGTAGCGCGGCACGAGGGGGTCCCGCCTGGTTGTCCGGGCGGGGTCTTCGCCATGCCGCCGCTTGCCGAAACGTGACGTCTCGTCTTACAGTCGGTGCCAGTTCTGGCGTGCCCGGAAACAGGAACCCCACGACTCCGTCACGGAACCGCCACACCCCTGTGCACCGCGGACCGCCCGCTGACAGCCTGAGCCCCACTCATACGCACGTACCAGGGGGGTACTCATGGGCATCTTCAACGACGCCAAGGCAGCCACCGCCGAGCAGGCAGCGCAGAAGGCGTACGCAGAGGGCAGGCAGGTCCTCACCTTCAAGATCATCGAGGCGAACGTGAGCCACCGCTCCACCGGACTCATGTCCGGCGTCGGCGAGCAGATCGAAGCCATCGAACGCCAGGGCTGGATGCTGGCGAACATGGCCGCCGCCGAAGGCAAAGCGCTCTCCGGCGACCGCACGGCACTGATCTGCCTCTTCCGCCGCCGCAGCTGACCCACCGCACCGACTGGCCCGGCCCGCAACCCGTGCGCGGCCGGGCCTTCGCACGCCCGGGAGGTGACCGTGGCCCAGCCGAACCAGTACCAGAACCCGGTCACCGAGGAGGAGCTGACACGCATCCGTGAGATGCACGCCGTCGGCTTCAGCCGGAACCAGATCGCCCGCGAACTCGGCCGCTCCAACCGCACCATCACCATCCACGCGAACGCGATGGGCCTGGAGTTCGACCGCACCGGCACCGAGAAGGCGACCGCGGCCCGCAGAGCAGACCTCGCCGAGCGCCGCGCCAACATCATCAGCGACCTCTACGACATCGCTGAGGACGAGATCGCCTACCTCACAAGCGACGCCGCGTACGACCTCGCGGAGGTATCCGCCGGCAAGGCCGTCCACTACACGGCGAAGCGGCTGCCCGCGCAGGACCGCAAGGCGCTCGTCACCGCGATCAGCACGGCCACCAGTGCGGCCGCCCGCCTGGAAGCGGTCGACACGAACAACGGCGTCGATGAAGGGGTCAGCCTGCTCGGTCAGCTCGCCACGGGCCTGACCGCCGCGTACAACGCGATCAACGAGGGGGCGGGTGATGCTCCGTGACGTCGACCTGCCGCTCTCCCGCGCGCAGATCCGGTCCATCGTCGAATCGCAGGACGTACCGATCGCCCTGTGGTCGGGCGCGGTCTCGTCCGGGAAGACCATCGCGTCCCTGATCGCGTTCCTGCTGCGGCTCGTCGCGGCCCCAGACCACGGACTCGTCGTCGTCGTGGGGCGCACGCTGCAGACGATCGAGCGGAACCTGATCGACCCGCTCCAGTCCCGGCACCTGTTCGGGCCACTGGCGAAGCACGTACACCACACCACCGGGTCGACCACCGCGGTGATCCTCGGCCGGACGGTGCACCTGATCGGCGCTTCGGACGCGCGCGCGGAGGGCCGGATCCGCGGCGCCACCATCGCGCTCGCCTACGTCGACGAGGCCACCCTCGTCCCGTACGAGTTCTGGATGATGCTGCTGTCTCGGCTCCGCGTCGGTGACCAGTCCCGGCTCATCGCCACGACCAACCCGGACGGCCCGTTCCACTGGCTGCGCAAGGAGTTCATCCTGCGGGCCGACGAAGTGGGCCTGCGGAACTGGCACTTCACCCTCGACGACAACCCCAGCTTGGCGCCCACGTTCGTGGCCCGGCTGAAAGCCCAGTACGTCGGGCTGTGGTACCGCCGGTTCATCCTCGGCGAGTGGTGCCTCGCGAGCGGTGCCGTCTTCGACACCTTCGACGACTCCAAGCACGTGGTCGACATCCTCCCCGAGATGCGCCGCTGGATGTGCGTGGGCATCGACTACGGCACCGCCAACCCCTTCGTCGGCCTGCTGATCGGGCACGGGGCGGACGACCGGCTGTACGTGGCCTCGGAGTATCGGCACGACTCCCGTACGGCGCTACGGCAGATGACGGACGCGCAGTACAGCCGCGCCGTACAGGCCTGGCTGGGCTCGTACGAGCACAAGGGCGCGAAGGGCGTCCGCCCCGACTGGCTGTTCGTGGACCCGAGCGCGGCATCGTTCCTCACCCAACTGTGGGCGGACGGCGTGCCCGGGGTCGCGAAGGCCGACAACGACGTGAAGGACGGCATCCGCAGCGTCAGCATGGCACTCGCCGCGGACCGGCTGCTCGTCCACCGCTCCTGCGAGGGCCTGCTCGGCGAGCTGCCGTCGTACGCGTGGGACGAGAAGGCGGCGCTGGCCGGCGAGGACAAGCCGCTGAAGCAGAACGACCACAGCTGTGACGCGCTCCGGTACGGGCTGCACAGCACGGTGAATGAGTGGCGGCATCTGGTGCGCGCGAACCTGGAGGTGGCCGCCTGATGGCCGTTGTGGTGAACCTGCCGGTGCACATGCGGATCGGGGACGGCGAGGAGTTCCACCTGGGGGACTTCGAGGTCGACGTGAACGGCGACGGCACGCTGAGGTACGGGCGCCAGCAGTTGGCCGAGATGCTGCGAGCGGCGGCCGACGAGATCGAGAACCCGAGCGCGGACGATGAGGGGGTGGACGGTGCCGCTCCCTGAGAAGAACAGCCCCTGGCCGCCGATCCACCCCGCGATCCGCTCCGACCTCGAAGACTGGGCCGCCTGGTTCTCCGCGAACCCCGACCGGCTCGCCTACCGCTACCAGAACCGGCGCACCCGCTCCTATGCCACAGGGCTCACCGGGCAGGTCCAGAACCGGCCCTCGCAGTACCGCGGCGGCCTCGTCGGCACCGTGGCCCGCTGGTTCTGGGGCGAGCCCACGCCGCTCGGTGAGAAGCGCGCCAACCTCCACATGCCGCTCGCCCGCGACATCGCCCGCACCAGCGCCGACCTGCTGTTCTCGGAGCCTCCGACGCTGAAGACGAAGAACACCAAGACGCGGGAGCGCCTCGAAGAGCTCATGAACAACGGGCTCAAGCGGACTCTGATCGCGTCCGGCGAGACCTGCGCCGCCCTCGGCGGGGCGTACCTGCGGATCGTGTGGGACACCGACATCCGCGACCGGCCGTGGATCTCCCTGGTCCACGCCGACGGCGCCGCCCCGGAGTTCGCCCACGGCGACATCCTCAAGAGCGTCACGTTCTGGCGGGTCCTCTCCTCCGACGGGCAGAAGGTCGTCCGGCACCTGGAGCGGCACGAGCCTGGGACGATCCTGCACGGCGTGTACGAGGGCACCCTCGACAACCTGGGCAAGCCCGTGGACCTGACCGCGTTCCCGGAGACGGCGAAGCTCCAGGCGTCCCGGACGCTGCCGATTGGGAAGCGGCTGGCCTGCACGTACATCCCGAACTCGATGATCGCCCCCGACTGGCGGGACATCCCAGGTGCGGCCGGGCTCGGCGCCAGCGACTACCAGGGGGCGGAGACGTTCCTGTCCGCAGTGGACGAGACGTACACGAGCTGGATGAGGGACGTCCGGCTCGCGAAGGCCCGGATCCTCGTTCCGTCCGGCTACCTCCAGTCCAACGGGCCCGGGGCGGGCGCGCTGTGGGAGGACCGCGAGGTGTACGCGGCGATGAACATCCCGCCGACCTCAGATCACCAGATCACGCTGAACCAGTTCGCGATCCGGCACGAGGAGCACCGGGCCACGATCGAGGAACTGGTGGGCAAAGTGATCCGCAACGCGGGCTACTCCGGTGGCACGTTCGGCGACGACTCCGACGGGCCGGCCGCCACGGCGACGGAGATCAAGGCGCGGACCGCGCGCAGCATGAGCACCCGCTCGCGGAAGACCGAGCTGAACGAGGTGGGCATCGCCGACATCACGGAGACCCTGCTCATCCTCGAAGCCTCGAACATGTTCCCCGGCGTGCCGAAGGTGGAGCCGCAGCGGCCCGAGGTCGTGTGGCAGGACTCCATCCAGGACGACATCAAGACCCTCGCCGACACGGCGGCCGCGCTGCGCCAAGCGGAGGCCGCGTCAACCGAGGTGCTGGTGGCGCTCGTCCATCCGGACTGGGACGAGACCACGCAGAAGGCGGAGGTCGACCGGATCATGAAGGAGTCCGGCCGCGACGTCGCCGACCCCACCCAGACCGGAGCCGAGGGCGAGGGGGTGCCGCATGCCGGTGTCTCCAGCGATGGCGGAGGATCTCGCGACTGAGGTCGCCCGCCTCTACGAGGACGCCGAGACGGCGCTCCTCGAACGGCTCGCCAAGGCTCTGGAGGCCGACATCGAGTCACCGCGGTGGGCGGAACTCAAGCTCGCCGCGATCGGAAACCTCCGCACCGCCGTCGAGACCGTCGCCGAGGCGCTGCAGCGGGACACCGACGGCGCTGTACGCCGCGCCCTCGTCGAGGCGTACAACCGTGGCCGGCAGGCCGCCGTCGCCGAGTTGGGGGCGCTGGACATCGGTCGGGAGCTGGTGGCCCGGGAGACGCTGCCGAACGCTCCGGCCGTGGACCGGCTCGCGGCGTCTCTGGCGCAGGACACGCGGCCGGTGTACGTGCGGATAACCCGGGCGGTGGTGGACACCTACCAGCGGATCGTGGGTCGGGTGTCGGGCGGGGTTCTGCTGGGGGCGGCGGCCCGTAGGGAGGCCAGCCAGCGGGCCCTCAATCAGTTCGCGCAGCGAGGCATCACCGGGTTCGTCGACCGTTCCGGCCGGTCGTGGGACATGGCGTCGTACGCCGAGATGGCCGTCCGGTCGGTGACGGCGCGGGCGGCGATCGAGGGCCATGTCGACGCCCTCGGCGAGATCGGTGTGGGGCTGGTCATCGTGTCCGATGCTCCGCTGGAGTGCGAGCTGTGTCGGCCGTGGGAGGGCGAGGTCCTCACGCTGTCGGGGCAGTCGGGCCCGCATACGGTCAGGGCAGAGCACGCGGCGCCGCCGGAGCAGCCGCGGCGGGGTGTGCTGCGCAGTCGGGGCCCGGCGCCGACAGTGGTTGTGCATGTGGCGGGGAGCCTGCTGGAGGCGCGGGCGGCGAATCTCTTCCATCCGAATTGTCGACATTCCTTGTCGGCGTACCTGCCCGGCGTGACTACCCGCCCGCCGCACCATGCCACGCCGGGAACGACGTACGAGGACACCCAACGCCAGCGCGCCATCGAGCGGCACATCCGGGCGTGGAAGCGCCGCCAGGCCGCCGCCATGGACGACGCGGCGCGCGCTCAAGCAGGCCGTTTCGTCCGCAAGTGGCAGGCCGAGATGCGTGCGCACGTGGCTGCCCACGAGCACCTGCGAAGGAAACCCGCGCGCGAGCAGATCGGAGCCGCCCGCTAGAGCGACAGGAGGGCCCATGGGTAAGGCGTTCGTGTCCAAGCTGGCGAAGGAGGGCGCGCGGGACCCGGAAGCTCTCGCCGCGTGGATCGGCCGCAGGAAGCATGGCAAGGCGTTCGGCAAGCTTGCTGCCGCTGGCAGGAAAAAGGGTCACGGCAGCAAGGGCAGCAGCGCGCCCAACGCTCCCGCAACCCAGGCATCGTCTGAGGACAAAGAGGCCCTACGTATCCGGGCGGGCTATCTCTATGCGGCAGGCATGTCCGGGGAAGCCTCTCCGCAGAGGGTCAAAACGTTGCAGAAGGCCGCCACCCTCGCCCATCGCGCAGGGCACCTTGGCCTAGAAGCGAAGGCCCTGGGGGAAGCTGCGAACATTTCCGGCACCCGCGAGGACCACCTCGCGGCGGCGGCGGCCTGGCGCAAGGTAGCCGAGGCCGCGAAGGGCCCCACGATGACCGCGATCTATCGACAGAAGGCGGATCACCACACCAAGCGCGCCGCCGCGCGCTGACCCGAGGGAGGGCAGATGGCCACCGCATTCGATCGTCTCGCCGCCAAGCTCGCTGCCCGCGGCGCCCGAGATCCCAAGGCGCTCGCCGCGTGGATCGGCCGGAAACAGCTCGGCAAGAAGGAGTTCCAGCGAAGGGCGGCGGCCGGAAGACGCAAGGGGAGCTAGCTGCGGGGAGGGCCCATGGGAAAGGCGTTCGTCGCGAAGCTGGCCCAGAAGGGGGCACGCGACCCCGAGGCCCTGGCAGCGTGGATCGGTCGGCAGAAGCACGGCAGACGCGCATTCCAGAACCTCGCGAAAGCAGGGCGAGAGCAAGCCGAACAACACCGCGAGCTGGTGGGCCGGGTGCGCCCGGGGGGACGTCTCACCAGCGACCTCACCGGTTTCTCCGACGTGGACTTGGGCCGCGTGCTGTCGGACCTGAACCAGGCTGAGGCGTCTCGCGTGGCCGCGGAGATGGACCGACGGGATATCGCTGCCAGCCTCCCCGGGGCTCGCGCGGACCTGATCGGCGTGTCCGACGAGGAACTGGGGCGCAGGCTGGGGAGCGCTTCGGCAGAGGAGTCGGCGGCCATCGCTGCGGAGATGGATCGGCGCCAGCTGATGGCGGAGGTCTTCCCCGAGAGCAGCCTCACTTCCGACCTCAGCGGCGTGTCCGAGCAGAAACTGGGCTGGGCACTGTCGTACGCGCGGCCGGACGAGGCGGCACGGATCGCCGCGGAAATGGACCGCAGGCACCCGCCCCAGCCGCTGCCCGCCGCCTCGGGAGACCCGGCTGCGGACCGGGCCGCGATGGACGAGCTGCTCGGCTCGAACCCGGACAACTGGGCTCACCTGTCCGAAGACTTTCCCGACGACCCGCGCGACAGCATGACCGCGACGGAGCGGTGGCTCGCCGAGCGGGAGGAGGCGGAAGCGTCCGCGCGTGCCTCGTACAGCAGGCAGCAGTTGCGGGAGATGTACCGCGAGCACGTCTACGACCAGGTAATCGCCGCGGAGGAGGCGCTGAACGGTGTCCTGCTGTCGCGGAAAGCCCGGGCGCAGGGCGTTGATCCGGTGTCGTTGTTCACAGGTCCGTCACACGTCGCCTACGCGCGTGCCTCGGAGGAACTGAAACGCTGGTGGCAGGACCACCCGCGTACTACGTTGGCCGAGTTCGAGGACCAGGTCACTGGACAGCGTAGCCAGGCCGGCGAGACGTCGCGCCGGGCGCGTACTGACCAGCAGAACCGGCTGTGACCCCTGGGGGTGTGATGGGACCGCGTGAGCAGTTGGTGAAGGCGCTCACCGAGGGCGCGGAGGCTGGCCGCCGAGGCGCCCGCCTGTCGTCCTGCCCGTACCCGGCTGGGGACCTTCGGCGTTCCGCGTGGATCCGCGGCTACGCGAAGCGGAAGTCACTGCCGAACGAGTAGCACCCACAGTTTCACCCCCTGAGGGCCCGCCCAGTGCGGGCCCTTTTGCATGCCCGATTCTGGCCCGCCTGGCGCGGGCCCAACCCATGCCCCTGGAGGGCAGACACATGCACAAGCGCACCCTCGCCCGCACGCGCCTGGACGGCGCCGGATGGGCACACCCCTACACCGTCGGCCCTTTCGACCCGTTCCTGTACGCCGACGGAGGGGACGGCGACGGATCCGGATCCGGCAGCGCAGGCGCTGACGGAGGATCCGGATCGTCTGGAACCAGTGGCGGCGGAACCGCAGCCAGTCAGGGCGGACAGCAGACCGGACAGGGATCCGGGCAATCCGGATCGTCCGGACAGCAGCAGTCCGCGCAGGCCGGGGCGTCGGATCCGTGGGCGTCGTTTCAGTGGGACGGCAAGGTCGACAGCCTGCCGGCTGACGTCGCCAAGGTGATCCGGGACGCCCGTGAGGAGGCGGGCAAGGCCCGCACGACCGCCAAGCAGAACGCAGCCACCGAAGCACGTAACGAGCTGCTGGCCACGATCAGTAAGGCGATCGGCCTGGGCGAGGACGACAAGCCTCCGACCCCTGAAGAGCTGATGCAGCAGCTCACCCAGTCGCACTCCGAACGGACCACGGCGCAGGAAGACGCGGCGGCGGCCCGGATCGAGCTGCACGTCTACAAGACCGCCCACAGGCTGGGCGCCAACGCGGACGCTCTGCTCGACTCGCGCCAGTTCTGCGACGAGATCGACAACCTCGACCCGTCGGACCCCAAGGCGTTCAACGCGGCCGTGGAGAAGGCCATCAACGAGGCCCTCGGCCGCGACCCCCGGCTGCGCGCACAGGGCGCGGGCCAGTCCGGCGGCGACCTGTCCGGCGGCACGGGAGAAAGCGCCGCGACGAGGCGAACCGGATCCCTCGCGGGAGCCATCGCGAACCATTACCAGACCTGACCACCAGGGAGAACCCATGCCCGTGACGCTCGCTCAGGCGCAGCTCAACACCCAGACCGACGTGGATTACGCGGTCATCGACAACCTCCGCCGTAACTCGTGGCTGTTCGCGAACATGGTCTGGGACGACACCGTCACCCCGGGCACGGGCGGCAGCTCCCTCACCTACGGCTACACCCGACTCCTCGCCCCGAGCGCGGCGGCGTTCCGCCGGTTCAACGAGGAGTACGTGCCGAACACCGCGACGCGCGAGCGGAAGACGGTCGAACTCCACCCGCTGGGTGGCGCGTTCAACGTCGACCGCAAGCTGGCCCGGCTCGGTCCGGCCGCGTCGAACGAGATCAGCTTCCAGCTGGCGCAGAAGCTCACCTCGATGCGCACCCGCTTCCAGCAGGAGCTCATTCTCGGCGATACCGCCGTCGACGACGCCGGATTCGACGGCCTCGACAAGGCGCTCACGGGCCAGTCCACCGAGTACCTGCCGTTGAACGAGGGCATCGCCAGCGGCTACCTCGACTGGTCCCCGGCGACGGTCACCACCGAGGACATCGCCATGACCGCCTTCGACGCGCTGGACGACTTCCTGTCCCGGATCATGGGCTCGCAGACCGGCTCCGGCGACACCGGCGCCGACGGTTCGGTCCCGGCCGGGGTCAAGGCGATCCTGGGCAACACCAAGTCCATCGCGCGCATCAAGTCTCTGGCCCGCCGCGCGAGCCAGTTCACCAGCGAGCGCAACGACCTGGGCATGCAGATCGACCGGTACGGCGACTGGGTCCTCGTCGACCTCGGCGACCGCGCCGACGGCTCCGCCCCGATCATCCCGATCCGGTCGGCGGACACCGACGGCGGCGGCGCGGGCGGCACCATCACGGGCCTGACCGACATCTACGCCGTGAGCCTGGGTCTGGACGCCTTCCACGGCGCCTCGATGGCGGGCACCCCGCTGGTCGAGACGTACATGCCCGACTTCACCGCCCCTGGCGCGGTCAAGACGGGCGAGGTCGAGATGGGCCCGGTCGCGGCCGTGCTCAGGAACACCAAGTCCTGCGGCGTCCTGCGCAACGTGAAGGTTCGGTGATCAACGTGAACAGGTACAAGGTCGAATCCCCCGTCCGCTCCTTCACCGGCGAGTCCGTGGGCGTCCACTTCACCCGCGGCACCGCCTTCGTCGACGACTCCACGAAGGACGGCCGGGCGGCCATCGAGTACTTCCGCCGGCAGGGCTACGCGCTGCTGCCCGTCGAGGAGGGCGAGGAGGTGCCCGTCGAGTCGGGGCCGGTCTCCCCCGAGGAGGCCATGACCAACCTCGGTCACGGCGCCGCACCGTCGGTCGGGCTGGGCATCGGCATCCCCGACCAGCAGCCCCCCGTCACGGTGACCGCCGACGGCGAGTTCGACCCGTCCGAGCACAACCAGGACGACGTCATCGCCTACCTCGACCGCACCGACGACGACGCCGAACGCCAGCGCGTCATCGACGCCGAAGCCAGCGGCAAGAAGCGCAAGCAGATCCTCGCCCGCGGCGAGCAGAAGAAGGAGAACGAGCAGTGACGCTCCTCGGAACCTTCCGCGGGAACCCCCGCAACGATCTCGGCTGGCTCAACTCCGCCGGCCGCCCCGACCCCGAGGTCACCTTCCACCGGACGAACCTGCCCCGCGTGGGCCTGGACGACATCGCCACCGCAGCGACCGGCGTGATGTGCTCCGTCGCGATCTACCTCCAGGACGGGGACCTGATCTCCAACCTGACGTTCATCAGCGGCGGCACCGCGGCCGGCACGCCGACGAACCACTTCGCCGCCCTGTACAGCGGGGCGGGTGCGCTGATGGCGCAGTCGGCGGACAAGCTGACCGAGGCGTGGGCGGCGGACACCGCGAAGACGTTCGCACTGGCGACCGCGCAGCGGATCACCAAGAGCGGCGTGTACTACGCGGCGCTGTCGGTGACGGCAACCACGGTGCCGACGCTGGTGGGGTCGATCGGCGCGAAGCCGGTCCTGACAGGTGAGGGGAACCTGTCGCAGACGTCCGGCTCGTCGCTGACGGGTACCGCTCCGGCGACGATCGCGAGCCCGGCGTTCAAGCGCCAGGTCCCGCTCGTCATCGCGACCTGATCGGAGGCGTGGCTCATGGGTATGTCGAGTGCGCTGTCTCTGGCAGCGACGGTCACCCAGACGAAGGCGCTGGACCTGACCACGACCACCGATCCGCTCCAGTTCCGCCGCGCCGTCAACCTGACGGACGGTACGGCGGCCGGGCAGGCGAACAAGGTCTTCCACGACCGGCGCACCCTGGCGGCGTCCGCGACGGAGGATCTGGACCTGGCTGGGGTGCTGCTGGACGCGTACGGGGCGGCGATCACGTTCGCCCGGGTCAAGGGCATCATCATCTCGGCTGCGGCGGCGAACGCGAACAACGTGGTCGTCGGCAACGCGACGAGCAACGGGTGGGCGACGCTGCTGTCGGCCACGGGCACGGTCACCCTGCGGCCGGGGGCCAGCTTCTGCGCGTTCGCGGGGGCGGCGGACGGCACCGGCTGGGCGGTGACCGCTGGCACTGGGGACCTGCTCAAGGTCGCCAACTCGGGTGCGGGTACGTCGGTGGAGTACGACATCGTCATCGTCGGCGCGTCCGCGTAAGGGGGTGCCCGGTGGGCAGGGTGTACGCCACCACACAGGAGTACGAGGCATTCACCGGGCAGCCCGCTCCCAGCAACATCACGCGGCTGCTGGCGCGGGCTTCCCGGCTCGTGTCCGCGGCCACGAGGGCGGCGCTGTACGACGTCGACGCGTCCGGCTACCCGTCCGATACGGATATTCGCGCCGCGTTCCGTGACGCCACCTCCGCGCAGGCCGCGGAGTGGGCGAAGCGGGAAGCGGCGGCGGACGGTTCGAGCGACGATCCCACGGCGAGCCCGTGGACGACGATCGGCGCGGGCGGGCTGTCGTTCTCGCGGCAGTCCGCTCCCGTGGCCGCGTCGGAGGACACGGTGCTGACCCCGGAGGCCTTCGAGATTCTCGACGAGCTGGGCCTGTGTCAGGTGGTGTGGTCGGCGTGAAGTTTCCCGCGTTTCTGAAGCGTCACACGGTGAGGGTGGAGCCGTTCCTCGGGAACACCGGCAGCGGCCCGAAGTACGGGCCTGCGACGCAGGTTCAGGGGCTGTTGCGGCGCTCCACGCGCCTGGTCCGTACCCCGGCGGGCGAGGAGGTGACGTCGTCCTCGACGCTGTACGCGCCGCTGGCGACTGTGGCGCCCGCGAAGAGCCGCGTCACCCTGCCCGACGGGCGTACGACGACCGTCATCGCGTCCGTGCCGCAGGACGGCGGCGGGCTGCCGGTGCCGGATCATCTGGAGGTGCAACTCCAGTGACGCAGTACGCGCGCATGTCGTGGCAGGGACGACGGCTGTGGACGTCCCGGGGCCGGGCGCAAGCTTCCATCGGCACACAGCGGGCGCTGGAGCACACGCTCGGGGTGTCCAAGCGGCTCGTTCCCCTCGATGAAGGCACCCTGGAGCGCTCCGGCCGCGTCAACATGCTCGGCCAGCTCGAAGGCCAGATCACGTACGACACCGTGTACGCGGTCCGCCAGCACGAGGAGCTCACCTGGAAGCACCTTCCCGGCCGCCAGGCGAAGTACCTGGAGCAGCCGATGAACACCGAGCGGGAGACCATGCTTCGGCTCATGGCCGTACCGCTCACCCGCTGGCTCCGCGGCTGACCCACACTTGACCAAGCCCCCGGCCACTCGGGGGCTTTCGCATGTCCGGAGGTCGCCCGTGGGCTACACCAGCCAGCTCCTCACCGGCCTCGCCGCACTCATGGAGGAGGCCGGGCTCGGCGTCTACCGGCCGGACGACGCGGTGGCTGACGGCGAGATCGGGATCTTCCTGCACCGGCTCCCCGAGGCCCCTGACCGGGCATACGCGCTCACCCCGTACCCGGTCGAAGACACCGGCCTGACGGACGTGACGGACGGCGTGCAGATCCGCATGCGCGCGGGCCCGGACCCGCGCGAGTCGACCAGGCCGTAGCCGCCTTCGCCGCGTGTCTCGATGAGGACGCGGATGATGCGGCTGTTCGGCTTCTCACGGAGCCGCTGGCGCTCTTCGTCGGTGTACTCGTGTTCTTCTGCGAGCCTGCTC